GAGCCGCCACCGTAGGTTACGACATCGCCCGCATAGTAGCGGTTGATATCACCGGATGGCGTATGCCATGCGGACAAGGGCCATGCGTTGTAGGCTACGGCGAGCCCCCAGATGGTCTCACCCCACTGCATGGTGTGGCTGATGCCTCCAGTGCTTGGAGTGGGCTGTGGATTGTTCGGCTGCACGGGCGCGGGCGTTGCCGGGGCCGGGGCTGTGGAGCCGGTGGGGTTGGCGTACAGATCCCACTGCCATGCGTCGCCACGGAACACGTTGAGGTCGATGGGACTCCACGTGTTGACCACGCCGGTGCCACTGTACTGGCGCATGGCCTCGCCGTACGCGCCTATCATCCACGGATTGGCCTGATAGCCGGTCGGGGCCATGTTCGCGTACTGCGCGATCCACAAACCGTAGTTGGCGCGGATGTCGCCGGGGATGGTGCCGGCCACGGGGCCGGTGTAGAGCAGCGGCTTGACGCCGCCCGAGAGCCGTTCGCACTCCGCCATGAATCGGCGTACCCAGTCCCAGTTGCCCCATGCGGGATTATCGTCCATCTCCCAGTCGAGCGCCACGATGCCGTGACGCCAATAGTTGCTGGTGTTGCGGTAGAAGAATTGGGCCTCGCCCTCGGGCGAACCGCCCATCGCGTAATGGTACAGGCCGAACTTCTTGCCGCTGGCCTGTGCCTGGGCGATCATACGGTTGGCGTCGGTGTTGACGCCGGACACGAGGCAGTTGTTGTTGACTTGGCCCGTGCCCCATGTGGTGCCGACCACCACGAAGTCCGCCTGCGTGTTGGCAATGTCGATGCCGCACTGCCAGTTGGACACGTCGATGCCCTGCATGTCCGCGAACGCCATGGGCGTGATCGTGAACATTGCCAGCACCGCCGCCAGAAACGCCATGAGACGTTTACGAAAACGGGTCATAGTTGAACCTCCAATCGGTAGATTGATAATTCAACTATGACCCTAGCAAACTTTCGGCCGATACCCTAAGACAGTGGCTTACCTTCTGGTTTGTCACACAGGTTGCCGAATTCGCCACGGATTTCGTCCGGTAAATGCGGTTTCGGGTTCTCTTCGAGAATCGACTTGTCTATACGGTCCGTGACCTGTGCCAACCAGTGAAACAGTTTGCGCAGATATTCGACCGCAAGCATGTAGTGATCCCGGTAGCCTTCCAGTTCACACACCTGTTGTTCGAGCGTGCTGATACGTTCCTCCAACGGTTTGATAAGGTGTTCCGTCTGCGCGGACACGATGTCGCGCCATTGGTCGGACGTGCTATGCCTCCATGTGACCACGGCTGAAACGATTCCCGCCAGACCGCCCCCGCCGAGTAGGAGCGCCGACCATTGGAACCATTCAGGCGTCACACCGACACCACATTGAACCAGTGAGGGCCGTGATCGAGGGTAAGACTCTCATTGAGGGTTAGTGTAATTTTACTAGGGTCGATTTCGGTAGCGATTGAGATACCAACGAATGAGCCGTCTTCTTTACCAATGCTCTTTCCGGTGAAGTAAAGGGCCAGTTTGTCAAGAAGTGGTGAATTGAGAGGACTTCCGCTCACCATGCGAAACTCCAAGTGAATACTAGTAAAGCTGATTGTTTGTTTGGTCACATAGAAACCGAACCAGACCCCTTTTTGAAGATCGTAATTATATCTCGAACCGAAGTTGAGCGTCATTGGTGCGATGTTGTCATACGAATTGTCATTGATAACGACACTGGACACGCAGCCGATTGCCGCGAACAGTCTGGAATATTCATCCATTTTGATGGTTATGTCATCATACATTACACCACCGATGTTGACCGACGTCGCCAAGTCCAAGGCAAGCTGATTGTCGTGTGCTGTCAAACCTTTGGTGTAGTCGAACATAACGCCAGGGCCTTTGACGGTACGAGCAAGCGGAACGGAACCATACGCGGACGGAGTTTCGACCATCCGCAGTTCCAGTTCGTTGTTACTAGTGAACATCAAACCGCTCTCACTGGAGGGCAGTTTCACCCTGACTGAGTTTTTACCTCCGGCTTGGTCCACTGTGAGTCCCTGTGCCGTTTCAAGCGAGACTACACCGTTGTCAACGTTGAGTCCATCACCCACCTGCAAGATGCCCTTGCTGGTATGAGAACCGTCACCGACCGTCTGCGCGGTCGCCTTCAAACCGCCCGCCGCGTCGAACTCAAGTCCGGGATTGTCGGAGCTCAGGTTGACGGCCAAGCCAGCATCCGAGGAAACAAGCCCCTTGGTACGGTCGATAAGCACGCCATCGCCGGCCGGTCCTTTGAGGCTCAGTAGTCTTTGCGAACCGTTGACATGCAGTCCTTCACTGTCATCACGGAAGACAAGAAACACGCTACCATCCGCAGCCAGGATGAACGCTTTGCTCGTATAGTTCGTATCAATGTCCGGCCTTGGCGAGATGTTTACTGAATCTTTCGCAATCGAGTAGTCGCTGACAGTTGAACTGATGGCGGATGTGAAAACGAACACAGGGAAACCGTCAACGCCCTGCGGACCTGTAGGCAAACCCACCTCGACATTGTAATCACCGTCAGCGTTCTTGTTGGAAGTAACGGTGGCCTGCTGTCCAGCCTGAAGCGTGGTTGCCGTAATGGAGGCGATGGAAGCGCCGCGCGGCAAACCGAGATTCATTGTCTTGTTCCACTTGTCTCCAGTCAATTCGAACGTGGGAGCCTCGTTCGGCTTCCGCTCGGTCACGGTTCCGGCCGCGATGTTCGCGCCGTCAACGAGGGACTGCATGTCGTTCTTCACCGTGTTCACGCCGTCGATGGCGGCTTGCGAATCTGTGTCGAACTTATCGAGTTTCGCTTTCGAAGTGGTATTGAAATCAGCCACCGCCTTATCAGACTTCGTGTTGAATCCGTTGATAGCGTTCTGCCCGTTCGTGTTGAACGTGCCGATGGCGGCGTTACCGCGATCCACCATATCCTGAATCTGACCGTCGCCATGATTGATGAGATTGTGCCATTCCTCCAACGGATCCGGGTCGGTGCCGTCACCAGCTTTCAGCACGCTTTCGTCAACGATGGCGTTGAAGGTCCGCGAGCACACGATTTCATCCTTCGCGGAACTGCCAGTGCCGGTGGTCTTCTGCACTTCGATAGCCATGGCGGTATGCGAGCCGGTGAGGTTCGTGAAGGCGGCACGCGGGACGGTGACGCGGAAACCCCACGTGTCTTCACCGTTCATGCCTGCGGACACGAATCTGCTCATGGTCTTGTAGCCGCCCGGATAAGCGGTACCGACCTTCGGGTTGAACAGTAGACGTGCGGTGAAGGTGACCGAACCTGGTTCGGTCGGGTCATCAATGACCTTGCCATCCTTCAACAAGCGAACCGTGATGGTACGGCCCTCAACGTCGCCGCCGCTCAGCCGGACTTCGGGGATCCAGTCGTTCGCACCGTCGATATCAATGTCGATGTTGCGGTAATCGTCAAAAGTAGGCATTCCAGCTACCTCCTGAGTCCTTCGAGGAACTTCTTTTTCTCTTCACTAATACTAGCAGTCAGCCAATCCGGTACGCTTGACCGTTCCTCCGCCGAACGCACCGACATGAAGGACGTGTAGCCGCCTGTGGACAGCTTAGGCAGTCCAAGCTGTTCACGTGCCTTGTTCTGTGCCTTCACAAGCGATTTTTTTGGGTATTCCACGGCCGCAAAAAACGAAGTCCTAGGCTTATCCGTATCTTCTGGAAGAGTGTCTTCAAGAGCCTTATAGAGAGGCGTGAACACGTTATCACCGGTCGCTTCGTCGTATATGTTCGGCGCGTTCTCAACGATGGTCGGCATCGCCTTAACACATTCCTCCACATCCGTGTATCCGAGAAGCATCATATAGGAGGCGATGATGGCCGGGGATGTGAGAACGAACCTGCCTCCACAGGTCGCGCCTGAAGCGTTCTTCTCGTTCGGATCGTAGTCAAGCGTGACAAGCACCTGACCATGGTTCTGTTCATACTTCATAACCGTTCCTTTCATCAGAGAAGCACGCCAAGCGTATTGAGGTAGAAATTCACGTTGCCATCAGAGAACGTCCTGGCGAAATCCCCGTACTTGACGTTCAGGTCGGACACGACATTTGGAACGCCTCCAACAGTGCCTGCCTTCCATTGTGCAGTAGTCGGGCTTGTCTGCACAGTCCTAGGCGCACTGTTCACCCACACCTTCCAGCCACCGGCGCTCGCATTGGATACCGTAGTATCAAAGAACAGGTTGCCATCCGAGGCGATATGATCGAGCGTAGCCAAAGGTTTGTAACGTCCGCTCTTCGCCGGTTGCGCCGTGACATTAAACTCTGACCACTGGCCTGCGGCTATATGAACGGACTCCCAATAGAAGAACTGGAATGTACCAAGGTTCCTCCAAAAACCGAGCTTGCCACCGATGTACACGTTTTGCGTGTCGGAGTTAAGCTCGATGCCGAAAGTGTCCGGGTTCTTCGTCTTGTCGTATACCCACATGGTAGCCACGTTCGGACTGCCTCCCTTGGAGGAAAGCGAACCGGAACCAAGCCCCAGTCCGGCGCTCTTGTTCTGGAAGACGTCGGTTCCAATCCGCATGCAATGCAAGGGCTTGTCTTCATTCTTGTTCCAGCCGATATAGGACACGTAGCCGCCGTGGTCGGCGACACTATCACGGTTGCGGTCTAAGAACCTGATGCCGGACCCATCGGCGGCATCACCGGTGCCGGAAATCCAATCGAAATCCGGGTAGAAGGACGCTTCAGAATGGCCGTCCGTCGAAACGGTCTGGAACTGCCCCAGCATGTGAAGCATGTTGTTCGACAAATCCCAGTAGCTCTTCCCATCGGCCGACTGGAGCTTGCCGGCCACGATAAGGTCCGCAAGGAACCCGTCACCCGTGCCAAACGTCTTCCAATCCCACGACCCATCCGCCTTCTTACTGTTGGCGATACGAAAATACCCGCCTCCAAGCTGAATCGCCTTGTCTGGATTCTGGTCAATGGGCTTGTTGTATACGATGATGCCTTCGCCAGGCGTCATGTACGTCCAGCCACCGGTCGCGTTCAATACCTGATTCAACCCGTCAACGACCTGCTGCATGTATCCCGGCTTCGCGTTCACCACATCGTTCACCGCACCACTGGAAGACCACAATTGACTGACCGTGCTGTTCAGTTCGTTGTTGCGTTGCGTGTACGACTGGACGATGTTTCCAAGCGTTATCTTCATGCTGGTAATATCGCCGGTCGGGTCATCCTCGATGGCGAGCACACGGCCGCTGAGTCGAAGAGTCGGGTTGAACGTGGTATCCACGATCTGCACGCCGTCACCCAAATGAAGCTGTTGGATGTCGAAGTTGGCCAACTGGAGCGCGGCCACGTTCGCAGTGTAGGAGACCTTCGGCACGGCCGACTCTTTGAGCGCGGCTTTCGTCAACGCCAACAGTTCGGACGGATCCTCGCAATCGGGAAACTCCACAGTCCCCTCGGCGTGAACCTTCGTACCATCAGGCCCGACCACGCCCCACTGTTGGAGCGCCGTGTCATCCTCCACGTACTTCTTCCCATTGTTGACGGACGCGAAGTCGATTTTACGGCCGTAACCACCGGTCGCATTGCCTTCATCATCGGTCGTGGCAAGCCCTTTGCCGTATCCGTAAAGCCGCGTATACACGTTGTCCGCGCTCACCGTCCGTTTGATGGACTGAAGGTCGGAACCGTACTCGAACCGTTTGCCGGAATCACTGCCAAGCCGACCAACATTGATAAGACGATGCTCGATATGGGTCATATCAACGGACGGCTTCACCTCGGTTTCGAACTCCACGCCGGCCGCTTTCAGAAACGTCTGCAAGGCGTTCAACGCGGACACGTGATAATAGTTCGTCTGAACGGTGCCGGACGCGATGGTACCCAACTCCCAGCGCGTGCCCTCGATGGCCTTCGTGACCGCCTCGGTGAACGTGCCGTTATTGATACGCTTGTCATCCACATACTTCAGGTCAAGTTCCTTGATGGAATCGACGGCGTTGAACGAGGAAACCGGAATACTGCCCGCGCGTTCAATGGAAGGCTGTGTAACGATATACTCACGATACTTGCCTTCAGGGTCTTTGAACACGATACGGTTATCCTTATCGACCGTGTTCAGGCACGTGATGGAAAGCGTGTTCGTCCCATCAGTCTTGCGGGTGCGCTTGCACTGTACGACGTTAACCAGATCATGCTTGTAATTGCCGAAACGGTCATAGACTGCGAAACGGGTCAAGACATGCCTCCCTAGAACATCCAACGCGGCGTGTACTCCATGATGCACGTCGCCCTCGGTTTCGGTCCCTCAACCGATATTAGCAGTCGGGATGTATCGCCTGGACGAAGCGGGAAGAACACGCTGTTCAACGTCGGGGCGAGGAAACCACCGGAGCCTTTGACCGTATGGTTAAGCATGTCGAACGAGAGCGTGACACTCGTATAGTATGCTGCGGAAGTCGTGCTCAATTCCACCACCGCCTGTTCCTCTGGCAGATTGTCGTTGCCCATATAGTAGATGCGGACACGTTGCGCCGTGTCCACGGCGATATCCAATTTGGACGGGTAGAACTCCCTGTTACCGTAGAACAACGGTGCCTTTACTTTATAGTTCGCATACAAGTCTGACGCTCCACCGCCAGCCGTGAGACGGAAACCCACCGATTCCTTGTTGTCCGCATACATGAACGGGTCATCACAGTAGACCGAGCATTTCACCGAAGCTATGGTCAAGCCGCTACCCTCCCACACGTCCTTCCATGCGCCGACCGCGAGAGTACCCCGAAACCACCCTTTCTGCACCCTCCACGAGACTTTCAGGCTACGCCCGTGCAAGCCTCCGAGATAACGTTTCGACTCCCTGATTTCATCCAACGCGCCCACCGTGAATAACTTGAACGATATGGTGCGGGAACCGAGATACGCGCGTCCCAGCGTATCCCTCAACGTCGTGTCATACGACCCGTTGAAACCGGGCGCGGTCGTATGTGACAGTGAGGGCGACGCCTCCCCGATTTCAAGACTGGAGCGTTCCAGCCATAGACCGTGTTTGTCTATCGGGTCGCCGTCAACGGTCAGCACGAAATCACGTTCCACAGGCATGAGCGTTCGTGCAATGGGCGGGCATACACGTTTCATAATCAAGCCTCCCTATCGGCCTTCAAGGCCAGCTCTTCGTCAATGTCATCGATCATTGCGATTGCAAGGTCGCGGCCTGTCGTGGTCAGCACCCACTTTTTACCGCTCAAAGCGTTCGCCATGACAAGGCTCAACGCCTCCATGTCCACCGTACCCGAACCTCCAATACCGTTCGTACCAGTATCGTAGGAGCGTGTGGCCGTGCTGACCGTAGGTGCGGGCGTTACGCTCGATGCCATGCTGTTGACCGCACTCACGTTCGCCTGAGCATCCACGTCATTGATCGGGTCGAACAGGCTGGTGATATCCGACACCGTGTCCTTCACGTCGCCAAAACCATCCTGCAAGCCTTCGTTCAAACCACTCATGATGGCGTTACCGGCCGGAACCAGCAGTTTCCTATCGTAGCTGATCGGGCCCTTATGGTCTCGAATCCACCCTGCTATGTTGTTAACAAACGATGTGACATTACCCCAAGCGCTTCTCAAACCTGAAAGCAGACTGTTCATGATAGCTGAACCTGCTGAAGTCAGAAGATTACCCGCATTCGAGAATGCGCCTAGAATACGCCCCGGAAGAGATTTTATGAATCCCATGAGCCTATCGACGAAATTAAACCCGGCCTTTGAAGCCTCCCCCGGTAGTTTACTAGCCCAATCACGTGTATAAGTTAAAGCGGTTTCAAGAAGTCCCCTCACATTAGACGGCATGTTATAAAGCCCGTTAATAAGCTTTGACGTAAAACCGGAACCAGTCTTTTCAGAAGAAGACTTCATATCGGACCCCCATCTTTCTGTGCTACCAAAAGCCGTATCGAGGTTTGTTTGGATTACCCCCGGCACCTTCGATAGGTTCGTTCCGATATTCGACAAGAAACCACTGCCTGAGTTTTGTGCCTTGCCTGGCATTTCGCCAACACGACCAAGGAATTGTCCAACGTGATCTTTGAGTCCGTCAAAAGTCGTACCGATTCCACCAGACCAAGACATGTCAATGCTACTTCCTGAAGAAAGCTTGTCAAACACGTTTCCTGTTGAATTAAATACCTCTTTCAACTTGTCTTTCGTTGTAATGCTAGCGTCTTGAACTGGTTGCATGTTCGTTTTGAACTGTTGACCCGCAGATGCGCCAGTATCGCCTCCGAGCTTGGAGAAAAGATCAATGGCCTTGCTGGTTATTTCACCAAGCGGGTTAGAAACAAGCTTTAACGCTTCACCAAAAGCCTCTGCAACAGGTTTAATCTTGTTGAAGAAATCTGCCACAGTCTGAACAGCTTTCGCAACTTTTTCAAGGGCATCGGCCAAATCTTCAACAATTTTCGCCGCGTCCTTAACGTAATTCGAGAAACCCTTCGCACTCTCTTTTGTTACATCTAACTTCTTAGATGAACCTTCCGATTTGGAACCCGAATCATCAAAAGCACTCCCAAGATCACCAAGAGCATTAAAGCAATCTTCAATAGCTTTTTTTACTTTTCCGAGAGCGTCGAACCAATCATTCAACGCACCGGAACTATTTAGTTCGCCAAAGAAGGTCTTAACATGTTGCACTGCGTCATTGAGCATGTCAGAAACAAATTTGATGGCATCACCGACAAGTTTTAGCGCGCCGCCGAAAAGCTCGGCAGCCGGCTTAGCCGAATCAAACTGACCTTTAGCATCAGATACTGACTTGTTTGCTGGTGAAAAAGCTTTAACCACGTTACCCAGCGCGTCAAAAAGACCACCCAAAGCGTCAACAAAAACTTGAACCGCTCCTGTTTCTTGAAGCGCCTTGAAGAACCTACTCCACCAGTCAACAGCACGCTTGACTGAATCAGTGACAAGTTCCACCGTATCTTTTATAAAGCCCATAAACGATCCGACAAGATTCTTTATGTCTTCGGGTGGCACCATCTTTGACCAGCTATCCTTAATACTATCGAAGGAATCGCTGAGACTGTTCTTCATATCGACTATGGATCCTACAATTCCACCAACAGCATCTTTAAACTGTTTGTCACCAGAAACATAATTGAAGAAATCCGAAACTTTGTCGAAAGCCGTTTTGAACCCTTCCGAAAGTTTCCCTACAAAGTCAGATACCGCATTGATACCGTCAGTAATAGCCGGTTTGAACTTATCAAGAACGCTCTTACCGAAATCAATAACAGCAGCCTGCAAATTGCCGATTGAACCGCTAAAAGTATCAGTGCTCTTCGCAGCTTTAACAGCCTTATCGTCCATACCAAGTTCAAGTAGCGCCTGATTGAACTCGTCCGCCGTGATTTCACCTTTTTCCATGGCTTCTCTGAAGTCACCGGTATAAGCGCCGTTCTTCTTCATGGTTTTCTGCAGGGGGCCGGACGCTCCGGAAATAGCATCAGTCAACTGATTCCAGTTCTCAGTCGTCAGTTTTCCAGCACCGGCGGTCTGAGTAAGAGCTTGAGCAACAGACTTGAACGCCTCTTTGCCTTCACCGTTAACTGCTGTAAGATTACCAGCCGCTTCAGCTAGCTTATCGTAATTTGGCACACCGTTAGCAGCCAATGAAGCAGTAGCTTTACGAATGTCAGTCAGATCAAAAACTGTTTGGTCTGCGTACTTCTGAGTGCTCTTTGTCAGCTCCTCTATCTTGCTATTATCAATCCCAGCAAACTGAAGCGTAGACTTGAACTGCTCCGCCGAATCTGAAGCTTCGACCATCTCACCGACAAGGCCACCGATAGAGTCAATGACCTTTCCTGCAACACTAGACGCAATACCAGCTACAGCACCCCAGCCAACACTGAAAGCCTTGCCGAAACCGCCAGCTTTCTTTGAAGCGTTATCCTGAGAATCACCGACGCTTTTAGTACTCGACTTGATCCGCTCATTAGCCCTTTCGACGGTATCAGCCCCAGCCTCATAGTCTGAGGTGTCGATCCTAGCGTCAAGCTCGATGCTACCGATATCCGCCATAACCGCCTCCTACATCATCCACGTCTCAAACGCTTGTTCATATCGCTCTCGAAACGCTTGTCCGCTTTCTTACCAGCGACGGCCGCATTCACAGACTGTCGCATGTCCATACACGATTTTACCCGTTGCACTTCCATGATTTTTCGGCCCGCATGAAGCATACGCCGGTAAAAGTCAGGGGTCATCCGGTTCATCATGTACGCTTCGACCGCACCCCAACCATACATGATGCCGAACTCAGCCAACTCCAAGTCCACATCATCGTAACCACGCCGATTGTCCCGCATATGAGAAGAGCGGAAACGCTGTAGACGCTCCCGCTCTTCAGGGGTAATCATTTCACCCCAATCAGCCATTCTTCACCTCGACACCCTGCATGGCGAGCTTGATCAACTGGTCCATGACCTGACGGTACACGTATTCGCTTTTCAACTTCGTGGCCCGCGCCCACGCCTTGAAATCATCGTTAGGACTGATGAGCGGGACAACCATGTCATCCATCATCTTCGACGCCTGAACAAGGCTTTTCGGGTCGGAACCCAGCATGTCGTTGAGATACTGGATACGGTTGCGCTGTTTGAGGATATTGTAGTAATCCTTCGTGCCGACCGGACGAATCGTGTACACGGTGCCGTCGATTTCGACCCGCTTGCGGCGCAACGCCTTCGACGTGTCGAACACCGGCATGTCTTCGAGAACAACGTCATCGTCCGTGGTGTCGTAGTCTTCGAAATCAGTGTTCTCGTAGTCTTCGAAATCAGTGGTTTCGGGTTCTTCAATCATGATGCCTCCAAATATGAGTGAACCGCCCAACCAAGACGATTGGACGGTTCATATTATACCGGTGGCCTAGGACGCGACTACTTGCCCGCAGAGGTAACGGTGATTGGCAGCTTCTTCTCGATGGTGCCGACCGTGACGGTGGCGGTCGCTGTACCGGCCTTAGTGCCGGAGACACGCACCTTGCCGTCATTGGTGACGGACACGGCCGCAATGTCGGAATGGTCAACCGTGACGGACGGCGTACGCTCGGTCGCGTTATCCGGAATCACGCTAATCGCCACGTCAACGTTCGAGCCGGTAGCGACGGACACGGTGGCGGGGTTGAGCGTGAAATCGGTGGGGTGAACCGGAATCGGCTCATACCGGCCCGTTTTCGGATTGTAGAGCGTCGCTTCGTCCAGAGAGCCTTCACCGAAGATAACGGCGGGCACATCACCCGGAATCATGCTGATCTGAAGCTCCACCTCGAACGGATCCGTAAGGTTCACGGCGAACTCACCGCCGTTGGCGATAAGCGCGTTAGGAATACGAATATCCTGAGAGGAATCAGTATCGCACGCATTATGGATCACCACAGTAACAGGGTCGGTGGTACGACACTCGTTCGCGCCGAAGGAAACCTGACCCGGCGTGTAATCATCATCGTTCTCATGGCCCGCATACTTGAACTTGCCGGCCTTCCACAGGTTCGGGAAGATACGGCCAAGGAAGCGTACGGACGGGATGATAACCGTGATGGTGGCGGACAGTTCATCATATGCGCCGTTCGGCACGTTGAACGTACCAGCCTGCGAACTGATTTCGGTAGTGGACGGTGTAACGGTGATGGTACCGATTTCATCCGAAATGCACTCGGACGGAATGCGTTCGGAACCGATATACACCTCTTTCTTGCCGACCAGTCTGTATTGAGTCATAATGAACCTCCTACGTAGGTTGTTTGCACTTGCAAGCGAACGACACCAAGGAAGTGCCGTCTGCCCATTACTTTACTCGATGGCCTCGTAATCCTCCAATGAAGGCAGTTCGCCAGACAACTGGTATGACACCTGAAGCGTGATGGTCTTCACCCACCGTCCTTCCGAATCAACCGCCTCCAACGTTTCCGCCTGGGATGCGGACACGCTGATCAGCCTGTACGACAGTTCGATAATCGGATGGCACGACAGTTCGCACATGCCCGGAAGCACGTTGTCACACCAGTAGTGGATATGAGAGTCAAGAAGCCCCTGATACACCACGTCATCGGCGCGGGTGCTTATGGTGATGGTCGCCGTCTTCACGGCATGATTGGCCGCGCCCGCCGTCATGTTCACCCATATGCCGGTATCGGCCGAAACGGAACCATCCGACAACACGGGCGACGTGCCGAACCAGATCGTGTCACCATACTTGCCAAGCCCTGCGTTCTCCAATGCGAGGGCGAAAGCCAAATCCAACATGCGAGCCTCCTACATCTTGTCAGTGAAATACGAGTCCGCCTTGGACTGCACGCTTTGTCCGGCACGCTTCAGATAGAAGCGGGTGGACGGGTGAAGCTTGTTCTCATACTCACGACGTTTAGCATACGGCACGTCACCGCCGCCGAACGTCACCTTGCCCTTCAAACCGGACTCCATCTTGAACCTGCCAGAGTTGATTAGGGCGCGGCTCTTCTTCGGCGCGTTCAGCACCGCCTGCTGGTGAATATCCGACAACATGCGTGCCAGACCTTTCCGCATGATCTTGGTGCCCTTGCTTTTCCAACCCGGATTATAGGTGAAACGGTATCCCATCAAACACTCTTCCTTCCAGCCGGAACAGCCATCACGGACACGAACGGAAGATCGCCCAGGTCGAAATCATCACCCCGACTCACCTGATTGATACGATATCTGTGCCCATCCAACACAAGATTCATACCCAACAGCATGTCCGGGTCGGACACGTACACAGCCGGAAGCGTACCGGTTTCGATATGGAAACGGCGTTGAAGATTCCGACTGTTGTAGTCGGTGAAATCGTCGGAAGCGGTCTGTGTCTTCACCATGACGTTCAGCACGGCTACGACCTCGCTTTTCAAGCCCGGTGCGGCCGGTTTCGACAAGTCGCACGTGCGGGCCATCGCCGGAAACAGTTCAAACGGATTGCATTCACTCACAGGTATTCAGCCTCCCCCAGCCAGTACGGACGCTTCAGACACCGATGCGGTGTATCAATCATGCCGAGCACGCTCGAATCGTCGCACAGCCGCCAATCGTCAAGCAACGACTGGAAGCCCTGCAACGCTCGGCCGAAAGGCGTCAATGCGGCGGAACCGTCCGTGTACGTGACGTTCACATCCTCGATGGCTTTGCTTTTCACACGATTGTCGCCGTTGTCCGCCTTCGACAGTTCCACGATAAGCCGGGCGATGAACGCCTTCACGGCATACGGGTAATCCTTGAAACCATGCGTGCCATCCACGTACACCATCGTCCCGGCCGCAACCGGATTGCCCTCTAGGATGATAGTACGTCCAAAACGGCCAATAACGGCCCCATCCTCGGCATAAACCTCATGGTCTGGTGTAAACGTATAGTCTACGTCATTCGAGCCGATACGTGCCTTTTTCACGTCCGTGAACCAGTAGGGGAGTTGGACGGTCAGACCGTCATACGCCACATAGCCGACCACGTTCACGCCTTCCGATTCAGGTTCGAACGCATCACACGTGTACTTGGCGAGCGCCTTCAACGCGGACGGAAGGAACACGGCGAACAGGCCGGTGAACTTCGGTTGGAACGCATCCATATCATCCTTGGTGAAAACCATCGGGTACCTCCCTGAAAAAAACGATTGTGCCCGCCTCCCATGATACAAGGAAGCGGGCACAAGACGGTTCTATGAAATCACGCCTTCAACGCGGTGATGATCTCGTTCACCTTCGCCACGGTGGTAGCAAGGTCCGCGCTGGTCGCAAGGGCGGTGAGCGCCGCGATTTGAGACTTGGCTTTCACAGCGGCGACTGCCTTCTCATCCGTATAGGCGAAGGCAGTCGGGTCGCCGTGTTCGTCGAGGAAAACAATGTCCTTGACGATATTCCCCTCGGAACCGGAGGGCTTCACATCAACCAGATGCGCAAGCATCGTCGCTTTGTTCGGTTCACTCATGTTGAACCCCTTTCAAAAGTTCAATTCCAATGGTTAAAAGTTCAAAGGCCGGACAGTGTTTTGAACCATCCGGCCTTTGAACAATCACCGTCAGGCCTTCTTCACAATGACTGCGGCGCTGTTTTCCTTGGCGAGACCGCCACCGGCGTACAGCTCCTGCAAGTACTCGTTGGTGTTGGTCTGAAGCGCGAAGTTGGTGAACGCCTCGATGGAAGTATCACCAACCACCGGGTAGTTGGACGGCGTGAAAATGACGCCCAGAGCGGTCTCATCATCCGTGTCATACCACCATTCCGGAGTGATGATCTGGGAGACGCCCAGCACGCCGGCCAGACCCGCGTTACCAAGCGGAAGAAGGCTACGGCCGTTGGCGTCGAGGGACAGCAGCAGTTCAGCCACGGTCTCGGACTTGGTGACAAGCACCTTCGCGCCGGAAGCCTTCACCTTGGCGGCGCCACGAACGAAATCGTACAGCAGTACGCCGTCAGCCGCATGCTCCTGAGTCTTGGCGAACTTGTTGCCCGCCCACTCGGACTTCGAATCCTTCGAATCGGTGATAATGGAACGGAAGTGGCTCATATCCGTATCGAAGGAACCAAGCACGACCTGCTTCTCGATGGTCTGGATGATACGGTTCGGAAGCTCGGACAGCACGTACTTCACCAGAGCGCCCGGACGCTGGGTCTTACGCACATCACCCTTGTTCAGGCGAATGTACTTGTAAGTGTATTCAGCGTTCAGGGCACGCTTGACAAGCGTGATGGTCTCTTCCTTCTTGTTGGTGCCGTACGCGGACGGAGCGTAACCGTGGGCGCGGCCCGCATCGGTGCTCAGGTCGGTGCTGTTCGCGCCGATGGTCAGTGTGTCAAGACCGGTCTTGTTGAACAGAGGCCACAGGCCGGATCCGCGGGTGTTCAGCGCATCCTCGATAACGGAGATGGCTTCGGTCGGAATCAGCTTGGTCACATCACTCTGACCGATGCCGAACGAAGCGGTCTCTCCCATCTTGGAGGCGACGGTCTTCGCCCAACGGTCGTTGAACGCCTTCACTCCGAGGTTGTCGGTGTCGCGCAGATCGCGTTCGAAGGCCACGAGGGCGTCTTTGGAATCGAGCCACGTCTTGCGGTCGTGACCGAAGGTGGCGACATTGCCGGCCGGCTGGGAGCCTGGCGGGACGATACGGTTGAAGCTCATACCGTTTCCTTTCTTGCTGTTGGAAGACGTGACCGGAGCTGGGTCATCGGAAGCGGGCGGAACATCCGTGCCGCTGGGATCATCCCCGGACTTCTCGGTGTACTTGGCGATGGCCTGTTCCACCGCATCGGAAATGACGCCTTCAAGTTCGTCCGCCTGATCGGAGGTGAGGTCGAACTTGGAGGAAATCTTGTCGCTGATATTGGTCATGGCATTGTCTCCCTCATGTGAGTTGACGCTTCGGAGCGCGGCCCTTTGGTCGGCCCCCTTGTATACTACGCTGATTTCGACAAGCTGCGCACCCGAGATGATGCCTTCCTTGCCGGGATCGTGATAGTAATCAATACTGATGCTGAACGAGTTGGTGAGAGCCCCATCCTTCGCCAACTGGTAGACAAGTTCGCCGGTCTCCACGTTAGCCAGCTTGGCTACGGCCTCCAGACCGTCTTCGTCCACGGTGAGCTTTGTGATGGTACCGGCTTGCCGATCGATTCTCCACGAATGGTCGATGAGCAACGGCAATGCCAGCTTATCGTCATCCGTGAGCTGCGATACTAGCTTCTTCGAACCGTCGATGAGCGGCGCTTCGAGGGTGCTCAGGTCAACGGTCAACCCGTTGTCCATCTGCTTGCCGGAATTAGCCAGGAAAACCAGCTCCCTTTCACCGGACAGTTTCGCACTGCTACCGGCGTCAAGGTTCAAGCTGCCCATAGCAACCCCTTTCACTGTCGTGCGCGGTCTTGAATGGCCTTATGCGCGTTATCACGCCCATGATAGCAAGCCAAACCGACGATTTCATAATCACACAGCGCCTTGCAGTTCGGGCATTTAAACTGCGCGTGCGAACCGGTCTCCAGCTTTCCTAGGAAACGTCCGCATTGCTTGCATGGAATTGGAACCATCATCATTCATCCACCACCTTGAACGTGGCTACGCAACGACACCTCGGATGCCCCGAAGGCGTCTGCATGTCCACGAAATCGTTAGCGTAGATCTTTCCGTCGATTACCTGCACGCCGCCCACCGGCATGAATGACTCTTCCAATGGAATCGCCTTGCCGTTCTGCGCCGCACAGAAGGGACACGGGTCCGATGCGGTCGTATTCCACACCTTCACCATCTTCACGCTCAGGTTAGTGGACAACGCCTCGGCCGAAAACAGGGAGCCTATGCGCTGCGCGTTCACCAATTCGTTGACCGCGAGGAGCTTCGCACGGTCTCCGTCAACGAAACGGTTCAACGCCTTCTCGATGTCGTTCTCGGTCCACTCGTTCGCATTGGCTTCGGCCAACAGCTCCTGAATGGCGTTTCGGCCGTTCGCCGTGAAATCGTCGGCCACATGGGTGACACGATCCCGATATGCGGCATGGTAGTCGGCGGGCAGTTCGTCCCACACGTACAGTTTCGACACGTCAACGCCGTATGAGTCGAGTATGGCCTGCACGTCCGGGTGGGTGGCCGCATACTCTTTGACGGCCTCCATGAGCGGCTTTCCGGTCTTCTCCGCATACGCCTTCACCTGCGTGACAAGCGCCTCAAGCAAGGCGTCGGACAGTTCCGTGGAAATGACGCCGTACGGATCCGCGTAATCTCCGGACGCGAACGAATCGGAACGCACCTGGGAGATGATTCTCCTCAAGGCTTTCTTTGCCCCTCCAAGGGCCATATAGTATGAAACCCTCTCACTATGCCGGATACGGTATGAAAACCCGTCAGAGAGGCGTACAGACCCCGTTTTGGACGTACCGGGAAGACTCCCCATCTCAGCAAGGTACTTTTCGCCATCGTCGGACGGGTCATCGTCTTTTGGGAGCACATCCGCCGCCGAGCCAGAATTGATGTTCAACGCCGGCGTCGTATCCTTCATCGTCACGCCAAGACGACCCCACGAATCATCCAAACCAAGCGCCTTCGCCACGGCAACCGGGTCTCCGCCATTATTGACCAAAGCAAGGAACGTCGTGGCCTTCACGTTCTCCGTGTCCGCCTTCGCCTTCTCTTCGTCCGTGCGGGTCGGCACGTCCAGGTCGAATGTGATGTCGTATCCGAGTCCACCTGTAAGACGGTCAAGCTCGAACTTGAACTTGTCCCACACCGACAGAAGAAGCGGGTGAAGCGTGTTGTCCACAAACGTGCGTTCCGCCTGCTCCGCGTTCGCATACGTCTGACCCGAATCGATGCCGCGCACGATATCCGGCACAGCCAGAGCGTTCGCCATGCGACGGTTAACGATATCGTCGAGGCTAGCCAGATCAAGACTGTCGTTCGCCTGCTGGAACGGCGTCCACGAAATCTTCGACACGTCCGAAGGCTTGTTAGTGGACGGGTCCACCGGAACCATGTTGTACAGAACGCCGTTAGCGTTGCCCGCACCCCTGAAGCTGTCTTCGATACGCTGCTTGTTGCGCTGGAAGTCCTGCGGGTCGTTTGACACGATGCTCAGCATTCCGGCCGGCACCGCCCCGTTGCAGAAGTACCCGCGTTCGTAGTCGGCGATGAAATCGTCAACACTGGCCCACTTGGATACGGTCATGCCGGGGGACACTGTTCGAGTCGGGTCCACCGGATGGCGGCTGTATGCGAGGCTGATGATCTCGTTCTGGGTGAACGTGCGCGTCTCCACATCCCCGTCCGGCAACGCCACGTCCGCCTGCACCGTGTACGTGGAACGGTTCGAGGAATACTCACGGGAACCTTGTGGGAGGAACGTGTAGCCGGCGATGTTGTCCGGATTGATGTCGCCTCCAGGCACGATGGTGTCGCCCGAACGGGTCCATACGAGAATGTCCAGATACGGTTGCGTAAGGATGCTTTGGGCGATGAAGTGCGAGAACTCACGGTAGCTGAACATGCTGTTTGGCGTGTATAGCGCCTGCAATGCCGCCGGTTGCGGATCCATGCGCTCGCCATCCGCGCCGATGGCGTATGGCACGACCGAGCTGAAACGGTTGGCTATCGCCGTCGTGTACGGAAACAGGTTGTCGAACGTGTCATGGAACGGGATGGCGTTGAATCCCATGCTCTTCCACCCGTACCCTAACGGTGTCATCTCACGGCTGGGAGCATCCGCCCTTGACAGCCTGCTTGTGGATACGCCGGCACCGAGCCAGCGTAGGAAACTTTCGCGAATGGACATTGCCGACCTCCAAGGTCTTCGTGGCTGATGGTTCACCTCTCGATTCTAGCAACCGCCCGACACAACTGAGAGGCGATGTTAGATGTTAAGTGTCACAAAAGGGCTGGGTAACTTGGGTGGGTTACTTTGGGTTCTATCTTTTATATACTCTTTTTTTTTCTTTTTTTTCTTAAAAATTTTTGGACAGAGTAGGAGGCCACCCAAGTTACCCACATTGACTTAGCCCTACTCCTGTATGGCTTTAGACCGGGTGACTTTGTGGGTGACTTTGGGTGACTTTGCTTCAAGTCCCCTAATGTTTCCTGAACGTTACCTGAAATCCGGGGTCAAAATTGGTAACTTGGGTGACCTAGGTGATGTGTTTTTTTTAGGTCACCCAAAGTCACCTCACCTCGAAACGAACAAAAAAAATGTTCATTTCGTGTTACACAACCACGTTCCATGAAGGCATCCTCGGAGGTCTATACGCGGATAGGAGCACCGCGTCCGCAAGATCGGGGGATGCGCCGGCCACGGCCTTGAAATCCGACTTAGACTCGACCGCACGCCTGCCCTGCGCATCCAGCTTCCAGCCACGACCCGTCAATTCGGCACACAGATCCTCAAGCTGAGGCATAGCCGCATTCAAGTTCAATTCATGTCTGGAAATCGAACCGGCGAAATTAAACCACATCTCACTGTTCGCATTCGGATACTTGCGCGGTTCAACGGCCTTCTGCGCGAAGTTCACACCCACCACAGGCACGCCCCACTCGCGCAACAGGTCGGTCACTCCGCCACCCACGCCGGTATCGTCCACATGCACGGCTGTCGCGTTCACCTCCACCGCATACGCCTTCACGCGCCGCGCCGTCTCCGGTATCGACGCATGACGCCACGAGTCCACACGCCACACGACATTCCCCCAACAATCGGCCATAGCGGTACGATCGTTGCCATACCGGGCGATATCCACGCCAAGCACATGCGAAGCGTCGGAAGGCGGAGTGTCCGTCAACGCGGCATCCAACTCGGTACGGCTTATGATCTGGTTGTTCGTCGTGTTGTACGGACGGCCAAGCCATGTGTGTGCGAACTCGGGTGAGCCTTCCGCCGCCTCGATCTGCAGGCGAATCGTGTCGTTCAGCAAGCCGACCGCCTCCATGTCCTTGTACGTCGTATGACAGTAGTAGGTCATCGCCTTGTCGCCAGGCGTGGGGTTGGACACGAACCGGCGCATCACCGGGTCATCTTCGGTCAGCGGATTCCATGTGAAGATAAGATACGACCCTTCCTTGCGGATGGTCGGTATAAGCGTCTCCAATGAGGGTTTAGTGATGGTCTGCGATTCCTCCACCCAACAAATGTCCACGCCTTCCGTACTCTTGATGGTCTGCTCGTTATTGTGCAGACCCTTGAACATTATTACGCTACCGTTATCATGCCGGATCTCGTCACGTGTCACGGTGAACCCGACCAGCCCGTACCTGTCGATAAGGTCCACGAGAAGCCGTTGCACGGATTCCGTGATGCTGTTCTGGAACTCACGGGTGCATAGGACACGGGTGCATGTCATCGAGCAACGTAGCAGAATGCTTATCGCGGCCGTCGTGGACTTGCCTGACGAACGACCCCCGCTCAACGCGTAATACCGGTACGGTGATGTTTCCTCGCCTTGCAGATACCAGAACAAAGGCCGAAACGGTTTCGGCACTTTCAGGCGCTTCTCCATATTGACCTCCAGAGAATGTTGAAGCCCGCCGTCCAGCGGCCTGAAGCCAAGGCTGGAAGGCGGGCTTTCCTACTATCGATTCTAGTCGAGTAACAGCCGAACCAGATCATCCAACGTCATGCACACGAGCTGTTCGCCCATGCGTTCCGGGGTCATGCCGATTCCACGACGTTTGACCACGGCCACGCCGCACAGGGCACCGTAATGCCCGGCCTCCGTCCTGGCTTCGCGTAGGTATTGCGGTATGCGTAGCGTGGACTCGTTCTTGCATTCAACGGCGACAAGGCTACCGGCCCTCGTATGGACGTTTCCCACGTCGCCCCTATCCTTGGAGCCACCCATAGGTATACGTTCCACAGCGGGCTGATTAAGGGCCTTTTTGAGGTAATCCACGGTCGCCTGTTCGAAACTACTCCCAGCACGCTTCGCGGATGTGCGGTTTCTGGACATTCCTATGCTCCGTTTCCTTCACATGCTCCAACATGTTGAAATAGCCATAATACGTGTTGCCGCATGAACACGTGTATGCGATGGTGTCTCCGAACACCTGTTCATGGTCGATGTGATGCCCCATTGTCTTACTCCTGTTCAAATATCCGCAGACCGCATGTGCGGCCATCCTTTACCCTCAAGGTTAGGACACCGGGATTACTGTACTCGCCGTTCGAACGGGTCAACCAGTCGGAACCGCATTCCAAGGCGGGACACCCGTATATGACGCGCCCACGGCTTTCCTGCACGGTCAGATGGTGGAAGTGGCCGTGTATGACGGTCGTAGCGTCGCGATAAATCGTGTCACGGATGCCGCCCGCCTGCTGCGCCACCCAATCCCCCAGCTTCGTGACCTTCTTCGCGTAATGCCCGTGAAGCATGGCGATATGAGCGCCCTCCACTTCCAAGGCAAGACCGTGCTCCAACGGCTGTTCGGTCAATACCGTGACATGCTCCCTGAAACCACCGTCCAATAGTTCGATGGCGTCGCCGATGGTCTTGATCAGAGACACGCCCCAATCGCCTTTACCGTTCACTTGACCGTTCGCCAAACGTTCCTCGCCATGATTGGAGCGGACGCCTGCCAGCGTGAGATGAGCGCATAATGGTGCGAGCGTGGTCACGTATTCCATGAGGATACGCCCGGCCACACGCAATTGTTCGGATTGCGGCAAATCGTTCGTGCTCGCCTGTGACGTGGACGTGTGATTGCTCGTACCCTCGCAGATGTCCCCGAGATCAGCAACCACGATTTCACGCGGACGCTCACGCTCACACAACGCCTTCAATTGTCCAAGAATGTTCTCGCACCGTTCGACAAGCTCCATCGTCCCGCCATGCGCCTCCCCCGCCTTGCCGGTCTGCATGTCGGCCAGACAGACGATAAGCGGCAACCCCTCGCACGGAGCGTCATGCACCGGCTCCACGCCCTTGAACGGCTTAGCCAGCCATGCGGCCACCGCATCATCCTTGTTCCGCTTATGAAAACCGAAGTAGATGCTGCGCTTGTCATCATCGTCAGTATGACACCAGATTTTCTTCGACCCGGCATCCAGACACCATTCGGCCGGATCCAATCCAGCCAAGCGCAACAGGTCATCATCGTCACCGATAAGCGACGTGGACACGAGACCCGTCGCCGCTGTGCCGTTGGTCGCGCCCATCTCCACGTGCGGCCGGTATTCCGGCTTCAGACGATTGTTCGCCTCACGGGTCGCATCCTTCTTCAACTGCGACTGGAGATCCTCAAGACTCATGGACGTCCCCCTCCAAACGACGCCTGAGACTACGCAACGACCCGTCCGTCGTGTCTAATCCGTTCGCCTTCAACACGCGCAACAGGCTGGACACCGAATAGGCTGGGTCGATAATCAGCGCCGTGAACTCCTCCCACGCGATATCGTTCGACTCGCACCACCGACGATACCTGAAGTCGGCATCCGTGCGGGCCATATCATCCTCCACCTGTGCTTTCAATGTTTTGAAGTCAATCATTTCTCAATCTCCTTACTGTCATCCGGGAATTCGACCGTGATCTGAGGCGGGGCGGCAACCGATACGGACTGTTCCAACGCCTGCAACGGTCGGCCGTCGATACGGTCGGACAGTTTCTCAATGGCGTCGATACGCGCCTTGCCTTTCAGCATCATCGCATCCTTGATGGCGGTCAGAGCCATCATCTGCGCCGTGGTCAACCCGTCTTTCTTAGCCTCTTCGTCCAACTGTGCGGCGGTCATGCGAAAGTATCTGCGCAACTGTTCCGGGTATGAGTCGGCCGGGTTCCAACGACCGGTGCGGTTGATCGTCCACGGCCTGTCGCCAAACCCGCCCTTGCCGGTGGGATTGGCGTTGTATTTCTGCTGATGCTTGCTTTTGACCGGCATACTCGCCTCCAATCAGATAAGCCGTCCACTCTCTAGGATACTTGGAGAATGGACGGCATTAGACTTTTACTCTTCGGCTGCGAGACGCTGCCAGTCAACACCGGACAGTCTCAGCGTCCGTAACGCTTCAAGTCCGGCTTCCAACGCTTTGATTTTGTCGGACGGCAAGTCTGCCAGCGGGTTCGTGGATGCTATCAGCGGGAACCCGTCAAGCTCCAGCTTCACATCATCCCAATCCCATGTCGTATCTCCGGCCGGGAATGGTACCGGGATCCACTCGTGCGGGCGAATCTGAATGAACCGGTGGCCTGTGACCGTGTAGTATTCACCGAGACCTGTCGGCTCGTTCTCGCACGCGGTGTCCACGATGTCGAGGGCGTGCGCGGCCGTGGTGTTCAGTGCGGCCCGCAGTGCGTCAATGGCCATCGTGTAGGTGACTGTGCCTGAGTCGGAGTCGCCTTCCGAGCATGGTCTCCAGTCGGAAACGTCCACGCCGTCATCCAGTCCTTCCCATTCGATTTCGCATAGTGCGGGGAGAGGAGCTCCGGGGAACGGCGCATACGATTCGTCGCCGGTCAGATGGATACTCTCACGGTCAATCCGGTTCGGGATGATAACCGCGAAGACGTTCTGCCCCTGACCGCTTTTCACGCCGTCGTGCATAATCTTCACGGTGCGGATGCCGGTTGGCGAGTTGGTGTCGTAGCACCATGCTGACAGGGTATCACCCTCAAGGTCGAGTCGGTAGCATCCCACGTAACCGTCCGGTTCGGCCATGATGCAGATTGCACGGTCCAGGTCGCGGGCATCATGCTTGTGCTCCCAGTCGAGCGTGTTGTATGGCTGGTGGAACGTGACGCCGAGATACCGGTCATCCCGGCCTTTGATGGTGAGCGTGCCGTCCTGGTCGATTGACCAGTTTCCAGCAAATGCGTTCAGATGGAGCGCGTGGTTTGTGTGTGTCATGATGTAGGTTCCTTTCCTATGCTTGACGGGTGTTCGTCGTGGGCTTAGGTTCCACGACGTAGCAGTAATAGCTTGCGTCGCACGAGTATGTGATGTTCTGTTGTGATGGCTTGAAATCGATGAACGCCATGCCGACGTAGAACAGGATCAGTGACGCGAACAATAGCATGATTGCCAACAGTATGGAAAGCATCTTCCAAAGATTCTGGTTCATTGTGTCTCCTTAGATTACGACGCTGATCAGCGTCTTCCAGAATGTTAAGACTGCGAGGATGAGCAACACCGGAATCGTGATGGCGGTGATGGCCGCCGCCGCAAGGATGAGATATCCGATGATGGTTCCGACGAAGCGGGCTATCGGGTGCTCCTGTTTCATTTCCTTGGTTTCCTTTTCTGTCCGGGGTGCCGGTGTTTCCATACGCGACAGGCGTTGGAGCACGTGTCGCGATGCTGTGCGGTGGCCGGTAGGGGTTTGCCGCATACGCTGCACACGTTGCGGTCCCCCATGGGGAATGCGGCCATAATGGTTTCGAGTTTCACTTATTTCACCTCCCTTGCCGACTCCAGTGTAACACCTTGTAACGACTTATCCTTGTTTTTTCAACAGTTTCCGGCATTGTTTCAAGTTCATCGTTCCCAATCCCATCGGATAGTAGTAGACTCCGCCCCACACGCCGGTCGCATGGGTGCGACGCTTCTTGTCCGGATTCCCCACGCCATCCCACTCGCCGAACCGGGCGCATTCCGGTTTCACCGGGCACGTCTCACACGTTGATAACGCCACTTCGAGTCCGGCTAGGTCCATCGAGTCTGGCACGAACAGATCGGGGTCGAGGTCACGGCATGCGGCGGAGCGTTGCCAGTCGGTTCTCATAGTTTGCCTCCCAGATACGAGAATATCCCGCCATCCAGTGTACGGGTGACGGGATACATGCCTCTGTAGGCGATTCTTTGTGGCCTCTAACGGGCGTTCAGGTTGAAGCCTGACAATGTGTGGTGCTTGGTCGCCATGAGGTTGCTAAGAGCGTCTTTTGGTGGGGGTCCTCTCCTGTTATCACAGATTCCAATTGTCGGGGACGGCCTGCAACACCCAATCAGGGGTGAAGCCCTCACAGTCCTGGCTGTGGGACATGTAGTGGGTTTCCATGTATCGTTCGCGGACGGGCGCGCCGGTGGTCGGGTAGGTGATTTTCTCCACCACGTCCCTGACGCCTTCGCCGTCCGCGTCCTTCACCCATCGCCGGTCGAGAAGCTGCCTGAGTTGGATGGACCCGTCCGGAAGCGTGCTTCGGCGTGGGTAGTCCGGCATGGTGCGCATGAACGCTTTCCTATCCTGTGTCATCGTGGGTTTCCTTTCCTTGGGTTGACGGTTACGAGTGTAACACCTTCACCGTTGTATGTAAGCCGCCTTCACGAAAACGCAACATAAGGCAACGGGTAACTTGGGTGGGTTACTTTGGGGTTCCTACTATATATATATTTTTTTTTGCCAATTTTCCTTGAAAACATATGGAAGAGAGTGGATGGTTAACCAAGTCACCCGATATGCTCAAACTCCTTACGTACGTAGGTCTGACCTTGGGTGACTTGGTGGGTAACATTGATGTTCGGGGTAACTTCACAAGTCACCCGATTATGTGATGGAATTGCAAAGGGTGGCTTGAAGTCACCCGAAGGTGACATCACCCCGCTATCATGGGACATGTCACCCAACCAGAAAGGAACTCACATGAGCACCGAAATCACAACCACCGGCACCAAAGACGCCACCGTGGAAGACAAGGACACGTCACGCAAGTCGAAAAAACTCACCGACAGCCAGCTTCTCGACTGGTACGAGGATACGTTTTCGGGGCTTGTTGACGATACCACCGGCGCATTGCTCGCGGTCGCAAGGGATCGTTGGATCGCAAGCCCGGTCTCCGACGATGCCGCGGGCCTCCTGTATTCACAGGCAGTCAAACTCGGACGCGCCGAAACCGGATACCTTCCCACGCCGAACGCCATCAAATCAGCTATCGCCGGTTTCAAGGCCGGAAGCGGCGACTGGCCGGTACACCCCATCCCCTACCGCATGACCCGCGTTGGAGACGAAATCTGGGTGGACGGCGGCCAGCCGCGAGAACACGACCGCACGGTATGGCATATCACCCCCGACATCATCGAGGAACTGGAACGGCCCGCGCAAGGCATCGTGTTCCGTCGCTCACGTCGCACCGCGCCAATGCCACGTCCCGACCTCGATGCGGACTGGGAGCAAAGCATGGCTGATTATGTGAAGCTGTTCCCCGGCTTCAACGATACACAGGTCAAGCTGTCGTGGCTGTGGGACGCCTACTGCTACGCGCATCCCAGCGAGAAAATCCCCATCAAGAATTTGTCAGGCCCGGCCGGTTACGGCAAGTCGTCCGTAATGGACACCGACATCCTTCTCGTTGACAACGCGCTCGCCGTCAAGGGCGGCAACCGTGGCGTCCGCCTCCGTGAGAAGAGCGACGATGATGATTTGGCCTCCGTGGCTGCGCAAAGCTATCTCGCCGCGTTCGACAACTTGAGCAATGTTACCGAGCACAGCGATTTGCTCACATCCTTCAGCACTGGCGGCACGCTCGCCAAGAGGCAGTTGTACACAGATACGGAGATGGCTAGCGTCACGATGCTCAAACCCACGATTCTGACCGCCATCACGTTGCGCGGCGTCGGTGCCGACCTCGCCAGCCGGTTCATCGAGATCACCGCCGAACACAAGCCGCCATACAACGCGAACTGGGAATCATGGCGGGACGGTCTTATTCCAGGCATCCTAGGGGGCATGTTGCGGTACGTGCAGATCATGCTCACGTTCGAGAAGACCGTGCCCAACCCGTCCGTGTCTACCCGTGTCGCCGCATTCAGCCACTGGGTGTACGCCTACGACAAGTACACCGGAGAGGACCTTCTCACCCAGTATGTCGCCAGCACCAAGGACAGCCAGCTTGACAACGCCGACGCCTCCACCGCCGTGCTCATCATGGTGGACATGGCCCATGAAGGCGTGTTCGCGGACAACGACACGTGGACAATGGGTGGCTTGTTGACCGCCATGAAGAAGCGTCAGCTTGGCAACATCGACAAGTACGGTGGCAGCTTGCCGAACAGTCCGAAAGGCTTGGGCGACAGCCTCACCCGCAACATGGACGCCCTGCTGTTGTACGGAATCCAGATCGAGAAGACCGGCCGCAAGCTACACGGCCGTCCGACCCGTCGCATCGTCTACACGGAACCGGTGGACGTTGCCGAGCCCGCCATTGACACGGTGCCGGCCACGACCGCCTCACAGTCCGTCTGGGACATCTAAGGTGTTACACTAGGGGGTGTGGTCAATCACCCGGCCACACCCCATTCACATAAGGAGAATCACAATGCTGTTCACATGCGCCGCACCCGAATACATGGCCGAAGGCTGGAGGGTCATACCGCTCCCACCTAAAGACAAGTTTCCTCCACGAAAAGGCTACACCGGCTACGACGGCAAAGACCCCGACCGCGAGACCGTGCTTCACTGGTTCGAATCCGACATGAAGTGGCGCGGGGATACTGGCTTCAACCTGGCCGTCGTACTGCCTGAAGACATCATCGCCCTGGATCTTGACGCGCCGGACGGACACCGGGTCAAGGAAGACGGCGTTAAGACCATCAAGGCTCTTGAAAGCGAACTCGGGGCACTACCGCCGACCGTTACCAGTTGCCATGGCAACCCGGACAATCCGTACCGGCATCGCCTGTACCTGGTGCCTACCGGACTGCACTTCAACGCCGTTGGAGGCGGCGTTGACACGATACAGCACTCGCACCGCTACCTGTGCGCATGGCCTTCCGTCCATCCGTCCGGCGAACGCTACGAATGGTATGCGGCGGACGGTTCGCGTCTCGGCCGAGTTCCCACACGCGCCGACATCGCACCGCTTCCGCAAGCGTGGCTGGAGCGTATGAAGACAAAGCCAGCGAAGCCGCGTGAAACGCCGTCCGGCCCCATGCCGTCCCTATCGTCGGACGCCGGTCGGAACGGCCGTTGCAAGGCCGTACAAACGGTGATGGACAAGTATATTGCCGACCCGACCTATGGGAAGTCCAGCCGCCATGACGGGTTCTGCAAGCTCGCCATGGTGTTGGCCGGCATGGAGGCGGAAGGCCATCACGGAGCATGGGATACGGCGATTGGACTGGGGGACGGGTTCGTGTCCATGGTCGCGCCGGAACGCAAGAGCGAGTCGGTTGCCGCGTCCGAACGTGACGGGATTCTGAGGTCCGCATGGGACAAGTTCGGCGGCTCTGGCGGCGGAGAGGATCCGTGCGTAACGTACAGGCGTCGCCGGTTCAAGCCCGCCCATACCGGCTCGTTCTAGAAATGTGTGGATAATGTGTTGAAGCCCCGGACTTGGTGTCGGGGCTTTCCCATACCCGCTATATTGGAAACCGTCAACAGGAAGTTGACACCACCCACAGAAAGGAACCCACAATGCACATCGCAAGCGGAATCTGGTACGCGGTCGCCGGCCCCACCCAGTACCTTCTTGGAAGCGACGAAGTGAAAACCCACGCGAAGGCGGACACCATGTACAAGGTGGCCGGCGAACGTTTCCAGGGCGAAGTCATCCTTCCCGGCGCGGTACTGCTGTCCGACCCGAAACCATACGCCGGGGACGCCTACCGTATTGAAATCACGCCGTTGAAACCGTTCACCCCGGACCTTTGTTCGGACGGCGAACGCCATACGGTCGTACACATGCCATACGGGACGTTCAAAGCCGAAACCGGTGTAGTCATGTCAAGCCCAATCGTTGTCATGGGCGACGGCCTGACCATGGACGCCGCACAGCTCGCCTCTTACTTCAATGCGGACGGAAGCCATAACGACAAGTGGAACGATGAGGTCGGTGAAGACAACATCGACTGGAAGATCTAGCATCCACGTCAAGAAACACTGAAGCCCGACCGGGGAACCCAATAAAACCGGTCGGGCTTCAGCATTCATCACCCAAGCTGAGGGAGGCGTAAGGAGACCGCCTGCAACCTCACGTTTCACGATTATAGCAGAAACGCCAGACCATATCAGCACAAGGTGTTACACTGGTAACTGCCAACCCAATAAAACATCAAGGAGCAACCCATGTTGAAAGACATCATCCACACCATCACCTACACAGTCGACGCCAAGGTTCTGTCACCATACAACGCCTACACAGACTGGACCAAGGCGGAAGCATACCGGTACAGTAACATCGATATAATCGACCACGGGTATATCCAAGGCGACGTGTTCCACGGCGCCTATTTCGGAGACGCGCCGGCAAGCGAGGCCATCCGCACCGGACGCACCTATTACGCTCTCTCCGGACACGAAACATACCTCCGCACCGACACCCTATGGACTTACGACGAAAACGTGGCGCTCATCGGATACAGGGGCGGCGGCATCGAGGTTGATCATCTGGTGTTCATCGACAGCGGCCTGTACCTCACCGAGCATGAAACCGAAACAGGTATCCTCGACCGGTTCTGCGATAATGAGGGCAAAGTCAACGCCTGCATCGACTGGTACCGGCTATTCAAAGATGATCAAGACTTCCAGCGTTTTATGAGAGGATTAGAACATTGAGCAAGACACGCAAGCCGCCACTGAGACTGGTGTTCGACAAATGCCCGACATGTGACCCGGCGTCCAAGGCGTATCTGGACGCCGGCCGCGATTGGGCCATGAAACACGGCACGTTCGCCATGGTCGTACCGCCCGGCTCCAGTCTGAGAGGCGAACTCACCCGTCAGCACAGGCTCAAACCGCCGTTCGCAGAATACGACGGCCACGCCGCAAAGGACATGAACCAGCTATGAACCATACGATAAGAAACAGCATCATCGCCGGGCTTATCGCCGGATACGCCATCACCGTTATACAAGTGTCGGACGGTCCGGCGCACGTCTTCGAGAACGCCCGCGCATGGTGGAGGGAACACATGACAGTCGGACACTTGGACGCGCTAGCCGATTGCGGTTGGTGCGCCGCCCCCTACGTCACACTGCCCGTGTTTCTTGCCGTAAACGCCATCCTAAGAGGCGAACGGCGTAAGACGGTACAAGCAGTAGGGTACGCCACCGCAACAGCTGTAGCGGCGTTCCTACGGCATGAAGCCGACCGGTATTAAAACCACTGAAAAACAGTGAAGCCCCGATCACCAAGACCGGGGCTTCATCATATCCGAGGAAAGACTATTTGCCTTCCAGAGCATCCTTAGACAGTTGACCGCCAAGCGCCTGATTCACGACCGTGTACACGGTTTGGGAGACGCCCACGACGGCGGCGAGCACGACACCCCAGCCGTTGCCGGAGAACCCACCGGTAGCGGCAATAGCAATGGTGCCGAACACGAGGGACACGGCCAGTGACACAAGACCAGTGTATTCGGTCGGAATATACTTCTTGAACGCCTGTACGAACGCGGGGGTGACAAGAGCCACCAGAGAGCCGGCCAACGTGGTTGCGGCTGTAATATCCATCATGGTTCCTTTCCAAGAAACAGTAGAGGCGCACCCCTGTTACGGGATACGCCTCATATTCTACACGCCGATGCTACCAGTGCAGAACCTCACCCGGATAGATCAGAGCGGGGTTGCCGGAACGGTACCCATGGATCAGCGTGTAGCTGATGCCATACCGGGCGGCGATGCTGCTTAGCGTGTCATTGGCACGAACCACATAGGAACGCCCGTAGTTCGGCGCGTTCGACGCCGTGTACGACGGTGCGGCCTGACCACTCATACGCGCATTCACAATCGCCATCACCTTGTCGTAGTTGCCGCCAAGACGCTGCCGACGATACGGGTCGTTGCCATAGTCGCCGCGAATGACGGCGGAGGCGAGCGCGTTGTAATCGACGGACGGTGCTGTGGTGACAGTAGAGCCGCCACC